TTAATTATGTTTGTTTTAGCAAATATATCGTTAGAATAAATATAAAATAATGTTTTTAATTAATATGTATAACAATTTATATATTTACATATTAATTTTAATTATAATAGCAATTATAGTTTACTTATCATACTATTTATACAAAAAGTTAATGTCTTATAATACTTTAATACATAATACTATTAATGATTTTAATAAAAAAGATAAATTAAATATAAATAATAAAAGTAATACTAATAATGATATAACTAACAATAGTAGTAATAATATTAATAATAATATAACTAACAATATAAATATTAATGATAATGATAAATTCAAATACTTATATGAGCCAGTAGAATATTATAAGTTACAAAAAGGTAAAAATATGCGTAATCATATTACTAATTTTGTTGGAAAATATTTTAATATAAGACAAGAGTTAATAGATGAAGCTACTAATTATGCTAATGAACTACATAATTCCAGTTTAATAATTGACGACATACAAGATGGTTCATTAAAAAGAAGAGAAATGGATTGTGCGCACATTGTTTATGGAATGCCTGTTAGTTTGTCATCTGCTTATTTAAATATTTTTAAAGTTTTGTCTGACAAAGCAAATACTAACAGTTCTTTAATTAATGTTGATAATTTTAAAGAATTAGATGAATATAAAAATCTATCTGAAGACCAAATTAAACAACTTGTTAGTTATAAAGGTTTACAAGTTGCTTTAAAAAATGCTTATTTAGCACATCTTGGTCAAGCATTAGATATTTATTGGGCTAATAAAAAAATTATTCCTAGTGAAGAAGAATATTATTATATGATAAATGCTAAGACTGGTTTAGGTTTTACAAGTTGTTTAGATTTATTTAATAGTTTAACAACTAACATATCTAATGAAGAATACAATAAGTTTAATAATGTGCTAACAAAGTTTAGTCAGTTTTTTCAAATACGTGATGATTATATAAATCTAACAGATCCAGATTTTTGGGCTAAAAAAGGTTTTTGTGAAGATTTTGATGAAAAAAAATATAGTTATTTAATTATTAAATATAATAACAATTTGTTAGTTAGTAAAGAAGAAAAAGAACAATTTTTTGAATTATTTTATAAGGATAAACTAACAAATCAAGATAAGTCCGCTTTAATTAAAAAACTAGAATTAGCTGGTATATTTAATGAAACATATGATTTATTAATTGGTTTAAAAGACGAAATTAATAGAACTGTTAATTTAGACTTTATTTTTGATATGTTACCTGTTAATAAGTTTGATTTGGCTTCTATTAAAAAATATTGTTAGTATAAACTTGACGTCAGTAATAATGACGCCATCTTTATATGATGTATATTTACTTATATACATCATATTAAAATCTTGCTTTGCCAACTAACAAAGCAAGATTTTATTTAGGTTACCATTTTGTCTTTTTAACAGCAATCTTAGGACCTTGACCACGTTTCTTTACATTATTTGGATCATATTGTTCATCTTCATCGTCTGAGCCTACCTTGCTAGATAATTCCCAGAACTCCTTAGAGCCAAGACGAAAGTCATTGTGTGGATCAGCTTTATACCAAAATACTTGGTCTTGTAGCTTATTTGACTTAGCATTGTTATTTATCACTAAGCATTCATAGTTTTCAGTACATTGATCCATTACCTGACAAAAGCTTTCTAATGTTGGAAACATACCAGCATAATTTTCATATATACGCTTTCTATTTGCGATATATGGTTCTCTTAAAATGAATACATAATCAATGTTAGTTCTTAGGGTTGGTGGCACACCTAAAGGGTATTGCATTGTGATGACTAACATTACCTTCCAATGACGTCCGTTCATAAAAAGTAATCTCATTAACTTATCACGAGACCAAGTAGCATCATATAAGCAGTCATCTAAAATAACAAAAGTGCGTGGGTCAATAGTACATCTTTTATATTTTTCCATTTCCGCCTTAATTTGTTTTAATACATTACGCTGTCGTTTTAATACATTTTCAATAATAGCTGTGTTATATTCATTATGAATAAATAGTTTTGGTACTAATTTTCCATAAAACCCGTTACCTTCTTCTGTTCCTGAAATAACAGTGCCAATAGGAATATCTTGATGATAAAATAGCAAGTCACGTACTAAGAAAGATTTGCCAGTATCACGACGACCAATTAAAACAACAACTGGACCTTTTGATTCATTTGGCTTGAAACTTATACTTTTCATATCAAACCTTTTTAATTCTAAATTCATTCTATCTTTATTATACTATAAACTAACAAATTACTAAATATTTAACGCATTTTGATTAAAATACTAGTTTTTCTATTTGTTAGTTTATTTAGGAAATTAGACTAATTAAAATTATTTAATTTATAAAAATATAAGTTAAAATTTAATATTATTAATATATTATTTTGCTAATGACAACAGAGCCACTTGTTAACTATCAAAAGCGCAAAAATACAAATTTGTTTTCTAAGTTTAGCACAAATGAAAAATTTAATTTAACTCAATGTCAAAACTATATTCCAATTTATAATAAATTCTTTTCACTAACTAACAACAACTTTAATTCTATTAACTTAAATCATAGTTGGTATATTACTGACATTAAATCTTCCAAAAATGAAAGCAATGATAGTGATAACATTTATGATTGTAAAATAAAACATATTAATGATGAATCACAAGTACTTAGTCAAAAAATGTTTGTTAAACAAGCACCATTATTAGATCCATTTAAATACTTTGTAGGCAAATATGACTATAATGATCCATTTTTATTTAATTTACCAACATTTGATACAACAGTTAAAGTTCATAGTAAAATAAATAGTTACAATAATACTGCTTATATTGATAGTATGTTTTCATACTTATCAAGTATGCTTTTAAATAAATATAAATTTATTAATGGATTAGACTTTTATGGCTCTTTTTTAGGTATTAAAAATAATTATAAAATTAACATTGCTGATGACTTAGATTATTTAATTTACTCGGAGTTCTTTATTAAAAATAAAAATAAGCTGTTTGAGGTTGAAGATTATTCGCATTTATATACTGATCCAACTGATGAAGATGAGCCTATTATTAAAAAACCAATTGTAATACATAATGCGTCAAATAAATCAAATTTATCAGTAAAATCAATTGATAACAATATTTTTGAAGATATATTTGTAGAAAATGTTATTAATTTGGAAGAAATGAAAGATTTATCAATTGATTTAGTTGATATAACTAACAGTAATACTAACACAAATGATATTAATACTAAATCATCTAAAACACTTAAAAGTGGTTCATCTTGCTCTTCAAGAACATCGCATACAAATTCTTCTTTAAACGAAGTAAACGAAATAAATGAATTAGATGAAACTGAATCTAATGAATCTCAAACTAAATTAGATGAATCTAATGAATTAAATGAAGAATCTATAAATAATGATGAGAATACTATTTGGGAATCAGATGATGATATTTCTAGTTATGAAGAAGATGAAAAATTATTTGCCACATTTAAACAGTTTCCAATTCAAGTAATTTGTTTAGAACATTGTGAAAATACGCTTGATAATTTAATATTAGAAAATGAATTATCACACGATGAATGGTTTTCAGCATTATTTCAAGTAATTATGACACTTATTACATATCAAAAATGTTTTTCATTTACACATAATGACCTTCATACTAACAATGTTATGTATAATGAAACAAATTTAAAACATATTTATTATTTATATAACAAGAAATATTATAATGTGCCTACTTTTGGCAAATTATTTAAAATTATTGACTTTGGAAGAGCTATATATAAGTTAGATGGTAAACTATTTTGTAGTGATAGTTTTCAACCAGGTGGAGACGCATCAGGACAATATAATACTGAACCATATTTCAATGAAAAGAAACCACGTTTAGAACCAAATACAAGTTTTGATTTATGTCGTCTTGCTTGTTCTATTTTTGATTTTGTAATTGAAGACATTAGTGATGTTAAAGATGTTAGCTTATTAGAACCAATTCAAAAACTTATTTTAGATTGGTGTACTGATGATAATGGATTAAATGTTTTATATAAGAATAATGGTCAAGAACGTTATCCAGATTTTAAATTATACAAAATGATAGCAAGATGTGTTCATAATCATACACCACAAGCACAATTAGATAGACCAGAATTTGCTGCTTTTGAAATTAATAAAAAGAAAATGCCAAAAGATGCTTTAATAATCAATATTGATTGTTTACCTTGTTTTTGTTAGTTAATTATATAGTTTTTGTATATAAATTATATAATTACAATAGTTTAAAAATCAGGATCACTTGTAAAAGCACCTGGAATAACTGCTTGTTTTACTGTTTCGTTAATAATTGGGTCAATTTGTTGAATAATAAAATGACCAGCAATAACACTAAAATAAACTAACAAGGCATCTCTAACTAACAGTTTTAATGGTTTACTTTCTTTATCAACCATTCGCATTTCTAAAAACTTAGCCAATAAAAATATAAACGCTATTATACCTGCTATTAAAAATATATTATCCATTACAATATATTTTTACAATATTACACCTAAATTAAACGCATTAATGTAAAATTTCAATATCTGTTAGTAAATCATTAATATTTAAATTAATATCTGGAGGATTAATATCATGAACATCTAAACTTGTTAAAGGGATATCTTGATCCATAATATTTAACTTAATATTATCACTATCTGAATCATCTTCTTCTTCTAATTTACGTTGAGCATTTCTTAAATTACTTATTTCTTCTAAACGTTCAATTGTCTTTGGAGCTTCTACCATTTCTTCTTTACCCTTAATATCTCTTACCATATCAATATCATTGAACTTAATACTATTACTAATATTGTTATTACTAATATTACTATTACTATTACTATTACTATTACTATTAATATTACTAGAAGGAATATTTTCAGTAATATGTTGGCTTTCACCATTAGGCTTATATTCTTCCTTTTCAATAATTTGTTCCTTAATTTCTTCTACTACATCTTCTTCAACAGTTTCATCCATATATGCTTTTAAGATTGATTCAATTGGAATATTTTCCCTAATTGTATTTAAAATACATTCTTGTACAATAACTTCTAATTCTCTATTATGTTTTTGCATTTGAAGAGGAGGAATACCTAATTCAAATAAATAAACATTTTTATAAACCTTTCTAGCTACGCCAATATAAGCCTTATGAATAAAATCGTCTAACTTAGGAATATTAATATCAATCTTCTTTTGTTTATGACCTACACGCATAGCAGTTAAAAGTTTTAACTGAATAATATGAACACAAGTTACTAAATCTTCTAAATAGGAACAAGCACTTTTCTCTACAATACGTTTCTTTTCTTGTTCAATTACAGATGGATTCCACTTTGGAATTCTAGATAAGAAATTTTGAAATGTCATTAAATATTTATCTGTTTCATTATTATCTTTACAAAGTTTAAATGCCTCTTCAAAAATCGATTTTAAGCCTTCAATAATAAGAGGAGTTAAAATAGTAAGCAATCTTGCTCCCCATTCATTTTTTGACTCGTGTAAACTAGATACATTAAAATCGTCCATTTAATTTATCTAAATCTTTTATAAATTAAATTTAAACTCACTTTTTATTCTTGGCAAGTTTTTTGTTATCCTTGTTATCCTTGTTAGTTTTAGCGTGTTATAATATTTTACATAATCAAAGTAATGACAACATATATAGTTACAATAATTACATGCGACTTTTGGCGAGTTTTTCAGTAATAAGTCATTATCCACTTTATCCACTTTATCCATAATATTATCCATTTATTTTACTTTTTATTCTTTTTACTTTTATCAATTGTAATATTTTTCATAATATTCTTCATAATCTTTTCATAATTTGCTTTTTGTTCTTCTTCTGTTTCACCTGACATTGAGTTACCAACTATTTTGTTAAATAAGTCATTTTGTTTTGAATTATAGTTT